AATTAGTAAGAAGAAAGTATCACGGAGAATAAAGTGGCAATATTTAGAGGCGGCAAAAGATTAGGACCATTTGATATCAGACTTGGTTTACCACGTGGACGTGAGTATGATAACATACCAGGTGATCCTAGAATAAAGCAAAGAGCAAACCCAGAAACAACAATCAATAGATTTAGATCAGCGATTGCTAAGGGTGAAGGTGTTGCTCGTAATACTAGATTTCTTGTAAACATACAACTACCAAAAGGTGGTGCTTTGAAAGAAGCAATCTCACCGTTATTCTTTGGGGCAGATGAAGCGGGACAAGAAGTATCTGGTGCTACAGGACAAAAGTTGGGTGATACATTATCTTATGAAAAAGACTTAGCACCAACTGTCGCTTTGATGTGTACAAACATTACAATGCCAGGTAGAACGATAAACACAAGTCCATATCGTATTGCTGGTGCGCCATATAAATATCCAACACAGGTACAATACACAGATATAAATGCTACATTTATTGGCGATAAATTTTTAAGACTTAGAACATTTTTTGAGGCATGGCAAAACATCATCTATAACAATCAAACTGGTATGTTTAATTTTTATGATGAGTATGTCTCGCCTATAGATATATTTCAGTTAGGACAATTTGATAGTCTTAACGATAGAGATAGTGCCACATATGGTATAAGATTGAGAGAATGTTTTCCAACAGCAATTAATCAAATACAGTATGACGCTGGCGCTCAAAATCAATTCGTTGCGATTGAAGTTACTTTCGCATATAGAGATTGGTTAAACTTTAATCTGGATATAGACAGCACTGGTAAAGTTGGTGGTCTATCTTCAGGCGAAGTGAAAGCAGGCGGTGGAATATTTAGTAGTCTACCACCTGAGTTGAGAAGAACCGGTAGAGGCGTTTTAAATCAATTGAAACGTAGTATACCAATTGGTAGAGTATTTGGAGGTAAAATTTTCCCACCATTTACTTTTTAATTATAAGGAGATATTATGGCTTTACCAAAGTTAAACACTCAGACTTATGAGTTAGAAGTCCCTAGTACGGACGAAAAGATTAGATATAGACCGTTCTTGGTCAAAGAAGAAAAGATATTACTTCAGGCACAAGAAGGGGGTGAAACAGAAATTATGGACGCTGTTGCTGACGTTGTTGAAAGTTGTACTTTTGGCAAATTAGATGTTAGTAAATTACCGTCATTTGATTTAGAATATATTTTTTTAAAGATACGTTCTAAAGCAGTTGGTGAGAAAGTTACATTGAATTTACCATTTCCTGGTGATGAAAATGTAAAAGTACCAACTAAAGTTGATTTATCAAAAGTTGAAGTTCATATGGACGAAGAACATACAAATAAAATTGACTTGACAGATGAAGTTTCAGTTGTTATGAGATACCCTACTATCAAAACATTTGGTGGTATCAGTGTGACTAAGTTAACGGCAGATGATGCTGTTGAAATGACAAGTAGATGTATTCATCAAGTCATAAATGGTGTAGAAACTTTTGAATCAATGGATTTGTCTAAAGAGGATAAAACTGAATTTATAGAAAACTTAACACAAGATCAATTCGCTAAAGTTCAGAAATTCTTTACTACGATGCCAAAGTTATCGCATACAGTAACTTTGACGCACCCAAAGACAAAGAAAAAGGCTAAATATAAACTAGAAGGTATGCAAAGTTTTTTTTAATATGCCTCTCGCATATTAACCTTGAAAGTTATTATGAAGTTTGTTTTAAAATGGCGTTATATGAGAATTTTGTTACTATAACAGAAATTGAAGAAATGATACCATATGAACGTGAAATCTATTTGGCTTTATTGAATGAGCATATAAAGGATCAAAATAGAAAAGATCGAGAGGCGAAGCAGAATAGGGGATAAAATGGCTGAAGATATTAAAACAGTAGATCCAGAAGTTGCGGCAAAAGACCTCAACGGTGATGGACATATTTCTAAAGCAGAAATGGAATTAGATATGGAGTTTAAGCGTAAGCGTTTAGAAGATGAGGACGCTATGAGAGATGCTCAACGTAAGATGACATGGTTTGCTTTAGCAGGACTATTGTTATATCCAATCGCTATTGTAATTGCCACTGTTGCTGGGTTAAATACTGCTAGTGAGATACTTGGTGATATGGCACCTACATATTTTGTTGCTGTTGCTGGTATAGTAGCGGCATTCTTTGGATCACAGGCACTAAAAAAGAAATAAACTATGGCTGATTTTTCTGATGTAATTGCGGTTCTAAAAGAAAACAATGCGAATGATACAATTCGTACTGAAGAACTAAAGAACCAAATAATCGCTTCTGCTAAAACTACTAATAGAAGTTTTGGTATGTCTTTAGCAAAACAGTTTGGTAAACAAATTGGTTTACAAGAAGACGCATTACAGGCACAAGCGGCGATGATCGCTGAACAAGAAAGATTGGCATTATTACAAAA